TCCATGGTTAGCTCCGTAGGACTACTCGGGTGAAGGGAAGTTAAGGAAATGGTGCGGGTAGGTGTGGCAGAGGTAAAGGCTAAAATGTGATGCGAGTGCAAAGGCTAGCCGGCTAAAGGTTTAGCCGGCGCATACCTCACCCATTCACCATCTTCCACTGCTCCCGCGCCTCAGCCCGTTTCTCATCAATGTATTGCGCTAGGTCGATCGCACTAACCAGCCACGGGCTTTTCTGCGAATCCCCCGCACGATAGGCGGGTACCGGTAAAGCCTGGGCACCTGCTCGAAAGGCGGCGGTGCGGGGGCTGATGCCGAAGAAGCGTGGGGCGACTTCTTCAAGTGGAAGCTCTGTGCGGCCGTTGAATTCAGCCAGTAAGCCAAAATACGTGTTCATTGTTGCCTCCCTTGCTGCTTCCACTTCAGAAAGCATTGGCGAATGCGGCGGAACGTGGCCGCGGCGGTTGGGCTGTGATCTAGCTCGGCGCGACTTTGGATCTGGCAGGCGGCGCAGAGCCAGTCCCGGGCGTCTTCTTCGTTGTGAGTGCCATCGGGTAGTTGGAACTCGGTCATGTTGCGTTTGGCTCGCCGGCGGCGATCCAGGTAGAGCTGGAAGGCGTGATCCTGGCAGAGCATGGCCGCTTGCCGGGCCAGTTTGCCGCCCTTGAGTTGTTCAGCGCACATGACGCCCCCTTAACTCACGAATCCCCTGGCATTCGATGCACGTAGTGGCCCATGGGACGGCGTTGCGGCGGGCTTGGGGGATCTCCTGGCCGCAGTCTTCGCACTTGGGGTCGGGATTGGGAATGTACAGCGAAAGCCGGCTGCTCAAGGCGGCCTCCATGCGGCGTTCCATTATTTCGGTGGCGATGTCGGCGTTGTCAGCCATGGTTACTGTTCCTCTTTTTCGATGGCGGCAAAGCGCTGCATCAATTTGTTTCCACCGGGCGTGTATTCGTGGGGTTCATCACTGGCGTAGATACTCCACTCGATAACGGTGAGCGCGGCTTGCTGCAGGTCGCGATCCAGCACCCGCAGGCGGGTGAGATCCAGCGGCCAGGCGTAACTGTTGTAAACGGCAAGCAGAATGCGGCGGCAGTGGTGGCTTTGGCCGCTCTCTTTCTGGGCTACCACGGCGAGGCGCTGCCAGGCATCCGGGCCTTTTTCATCGAGCTGGGCGCGCTTCTGGTCAGCGGCATCTTCGACGGCAAGCATTGCCTCCAGTGCTTCACGGTTGCGCTCGCGTAGGCGCTGGGTCACCAGTGGCATTGAGTGGTTAGTGGTCATCACAGGCTCCTTCATGCTTGAAACACCCAGCACTTCACGCTGCCGCCGTTGAGGCGGACGCGGGAGTTCACGGTGCGGTTGGAATCGATAAACTTGCGGGTCTTGCTGCTCTTCAGGTAACGCTTCAGCTCCCGCACCTCTGGGGTGCGCAGCTTGTATTCGGCGCAGGTGCGCTCGAAGTCTTTAAGGTTGATGGCGATCAGGTCGCTGCCCTTGCCGTAGTGATTCAGCATGGGCTCGTCGCGCAGGCCTTCGATGTAGTCGAAGGCTTCCCAGAATTCAGCGACCAATGGGTGGTCGGCGTTGATGGATTGCTGGCGTTCGCGGGCCATCTGCTTTACGTGGCCCAGGGCGATATCCAGGGTTTGCTGGTCGAAGAGATCCAAGCCTTCCGGCCCCAGGCACTCCACCAGGGCCATCAGTTGGCCGTGGCACTTGGCGATGCGCAGCACCTTGATATCTGGGTCGTCGGCCAACTGGTCGGCGTAGTGGCGGGCGCGTTGGGTGATCAACGCCAGCAGCGCGGCCTCCCGTTGGGCCACCGCCAGGGCGAACTGGCTAACGTGCTCGATCTCGGTACGTTCCAGCGCCTCGGCCAGCGCCTTGGTCTGTTTGTTCTGGCCTTCCCGGGTAAAGTGCAGATGGCAGATACGGGTTTGAATGGCTTCGCCTGCCTGCACTGGGGCGTTCTGGCTGATAACGATGCTGCCGCGGAAGGGCGGCTCGTAGGTGTCGTTGCCGCTGTTCTTCACGCCGCGGGCACGAATCGAGCGGCCGTTAAAGGCGGTTTTGAGTTCGTCCCAATCGAACTGCTTCTGTTTGGCGCCGCCATCCTGTTCGCGGTCGGACTCGATCAATACCACCGGCAGGTTGCTCACCTGGGCGAAGTTGCGCGAGCGTGCCGGCATGGTGGCCTTGCTGGGGTCGAAGCCTTCGTAGTCGCGCCGGCCGCACAGCTTCCACAGGAACTCGATCAGCGTTGACTTACCCGCGCCGGCTTCACCGACGATCTCCAGAAACGGGAAGCTGCCCATCTCGGCGCGGATCTGTTCGGCCAGCAGGCTGCCCAGCCAGTAACCCAGGGCGATGACGCCGCGGGTACCGAAGGCGCCGAGCAGCTGCTGCGTCCACTCGGTATTGAACGCCTTGCGGTCGGGGTTGATATGCAGCGCGACGGATTGGCTGAGGGTTTTCAGCTGGCGGCGGGGCCCTAGCTCGAAAAAGTCCTCGCTGTTGATCGGCACCACTTTGCCGCCGGCCACGGCAAGATCGCCGAACACATAAGCGCCGTGCTCCTTGCTGTAGCCGATAAAGTCGATGGTCTCGACGGTTTTGATGTTGCCGATCTGATCCTGCAGCAGGCTATCCAGCTGTTGGCTGGTACCTGTCCACACTGCGCCTGGAGCAACGCCCAATAGGCGCTTTTTATACTCAGACGCTGACGCCAGTTGGCCACCGCTAAAGGTGTTCTTGATCGGCGGGCGGCCGTCGGGAAACTCCACGCGGTAGTAGTACCAACTTTCGTCAGTTACCGCGTTGGCCTGGTAGTAGAGCGCCGTGGGATAGCAGGTACAGATCCGCTTCACGCTGCCGGATTGCTCCAGGGCGGCATCGCGCAGGGCGGGGTCGATTTGACGCTGGTCTTCACCATCCAGCCCATCGGCGCGCAGGGCGCGGTCGAAGGCGTCCATATCCAGCTTCCACCACCACAGCTGGCGTTTGAACTCGAACCAGAACTCCCGCTGTTCTCGGCGCTTGTAGATCAACAGCGCCTTGGCCATGGCCGTGGGGGCCAATAGCAGGTCGCCGTGATAGCGGTAGGTTTCCTGGTGCTTCTCGGTCAGTTCACCGCGCTGGTGGGCGTCGTTCCAGTCGTGGCCACCGTTGGGAATCTGCGCAGCGTCACAATCCCAGCCCGCCGCACGGGCACGCCTTACATGCTTGTGAATGGCGTTGTGGCCAGCGCGGTTGTTATCCAGCGCCCACACCAGGGTGGGGCAGCTGGTACCCGCTTTATGGGCAGCATCCGAAAGAGCGTTTAGGGCTTCATCCGGATAGTTGCCGCAGCTCATGGCGGAAACGGCAGCGATGCCGTGGTGGTAGAGGGCGATCGCATCGAAGATGCCCTCTACAATCCACACTTCCTCGGCGGCGACCAGATCCGCCGTGGTGAGCGCAGGCGGGCACCACCACTGGCCTTTATAGCGGCCAACGAAATTGGCCTTCTGCTTGCCGAAGCGCTCCGGGTTATCCAGCAGGCGCTCCCAGTAAGCGCCTCCGGGCAGGGCGAAGCGCACGGTGGCGGTACCACCGATCTCTGGCTTCCAGTAACTTTCCTGGGTGTACCAGCCCTGAATGCGCGTCAGCTCAAAGCCGCGGCCATCACGCAGATAGCCATCGGCCACGGGTGTTTGAGAGGTGGGCTTTTCACCCACCTGGGTGCTGTAGCGCTCGCTCCAGGAACGGAACAGATCCGGGAACAGCGCTTTAACGTGGGTTTGCGCGCCACAGTTGTTTTCCCGCCCGCATTTCAGCATCCACGGCGCATCGGCGTTGATGTACGCCTCGCGCTTACCGCACTCCGGGCAGCGCACCCGTTGCAGGTAGGGGCCGCGCTCAATCGCCTCAAAATCGCTGATTAAGCGCGCAACAATGTCCTGGCGCAGCGATGAATTCACGCTCGCCTCCTTATGTCACAGTTAGTAGCGGGGCCGGTTAGGCGTTCACGATTTCCGTTGCGCCTGCTTGATCGCCTGGCTAAGCAAGGTGGGCGTAAACGGCAGATCGATCGCCGGGTTCGGCATGTCGCTGGGCGTCAACGTGTTGCACAGCTCTATGCGTGCCTTCGCCCGAAACCCACAGTCGTCATTGCGGCACTCCGCGATTGCCTCGCGATACAACGGCGTTAGCCCCTGGCTTTTGCGAATGCGCAGGTTCTGGTCGCAGTGCGGGCAAGGAATGCGGTGTTTGCTAGCTGTCATCAATGTTTTCTCTTAATGGGGTAAAGGGCGCGACCACGGCCGGTGAGCCCTTGGGTGCCTTTGCGTAAGCGCCGGCGGAGTAGCCACTCGGCGGCTTCATCCAGGCTGGTTAAATCCTGCTGTTCACATACCTGCTGCAGCACGGCCTCTAGCTGGTCGTTCAGCGGAAGTCGTAATTCGCCGCGTGCCGGTTGGTCAGCCATACATCAATGCTCCTTGAGGGCCTCAAAAAGCCCTGCCTTTACGACGCCTGCTGGGGCACAGTGCTAACAGAGAGATCAGCAACGCCCAGCGTTTCCAGTGCTTCTTTCAGCACCAGTTGACGCAGCAGCGATGCCCGTTCGATGCCGGTGTAATCCACCAGCGCATCGATCAGTTGGGCCTCGTACTGATCCAAATTGAGAGCGGCGTAACGAGAGCGCACACGTTTGGGGTCCTGGTACATGGCAAACATCCTTATGC